GTTGGTAGTCAAGGGAGTAATGAGCAAGGAAGAGTTTGACGAAATCTATCAGGATATTATTTTTGATTACAACAAAGACAACTATTTTTCAGAATTAAAAGAAGTCGATATCATGAAAGAACGGCTAGAAATGATGAGAGAAGTTGGAGAATACATAGGTCAGTACTTTTCTAAAAAATATGTCTATAAGAATATCCTTCGTATGACGGATGAGGATATTGATGAAATGAAGAAAGAGATAGATAAAGAAAGAGAAGAAGAGCCACAAGAAGATATGGGAGATATTGATGTCTGAAAAAGAATATAATGACATGTTTAAAGCAGTAGTGGATTCTAGTATTGTTGATTTTGAAGACGCTTTTTCTAAAGCTGTCTCGATGAAAGTCTCAGAACGACTTCGTGATAAAGAATTATCCGTATCTTCTTCTTTAATGCAAGATAACAATACAGAACAAGGAGACGATCATGATCGAGAAAATGATTGAAGAAGCCTTTGAAGGAAACTACACTTCGTTCTCTGAGCTTTTCAAAGAAGAGCTTGGTAGAAGAATTCACGAACGATTAGAGGACATAAAGTCCTCTGTTGTTGATAACACATACAACGTATGCGAAGGTTGTGAAGTAGAGGAAGAGGAATTCGAAGAAATTGATGACGTTGAGGAAGAGTATGGTGACGATGATCACACTATGGATCCTAAGTCGCATGTCAAGAAAGAGGGCCCTAACAAGTTCTGTGTCTATGACAAGGATGGTAAGAAGATAGAGACTTTCGATAATAAGAAAGAAGCCGAAGCATACGCTGTAAAAAACCATGACGATCTCATGAAAGAAGCCTATCACTCAAAGAAAAAGGTAGAGGCGATGGATGCCGTAGGAAAAGAAGACGGAGACATCGACAACGACGGAGACAAAGACTCTTCGGATAAGTATCTTCTAAAAAGAAGAAAAGCTATCGGTAAAGCTATAAAGAAAGAAGGCTCTTATGGATTTAAGAAGTCTAAGAGCGGAGGGGGTTATTAATGTTACTCATTACGGAAGTAAACGAAGACATTAATCTCGTATGCGAAGAGGACGCTTCTGGTAAGAAGGGCTTTCGTATCGAAGGTATTTTCATGCAAGCAGAAAAAGTCAACCGTAATGGTAGACGTTATCCTCGCAACACCCTCATGAACGAAACGACTCGATACAACGAGAAGTACGTCAAGAAGAATAGAGCATTAGGTGAACTCGGACACCCCGAAGGTCCAACTGTTAATCTGGAACGAGTATCTCACCTAATCACAGATTTAGATTTTGATGGTAATAACATCATAGGAAAAGCAAAGATCCTTGAAACTCCATACGGAAAGATCGTACAGAACTTAATCGAAGGTGGAGCTAAAGTTGGTGTTTCCTCTAGAGGTATGGGAAGCATCAAATCAAAGGATGGTATCAATGAAGTACAAAAAGACTTCATGCTTTCTGCGGTTGATATTGTAGCAGACCCTTCTGCTCCAGATGCCTTTGTTAACGGCATCATGGAAGGAAAGGAATGGATCTATGAGAATGGACTATTCCAAGAAAAACGAATCGAAAACTATAAAAGAGCAATCGAAAAAGCAAGTAGAGTAGAGTTAGAAGAGAAGAAACTTGAGGTCTTCAAGGACTTCATTCAAAATCTATAAATGTATAAATAAACTAGAATTCTAGAGATAGGTAAGGAGTCTTACAAATGGACTATAAAGATCCAATCGAAGTAGCAAAACAACTACTCGCTGAAGAAAATTCAGCAGTAGCTAATGTCGTTGAAGCAGAAACTATTCTTGACCTCGACGACGAACAGGATGCCGAAGGAAAAAAGCCCAAGATCGATACCGATAAGGGAACCGAAGGTAAAGATAAAAAGAACAAGGCTTCTATCAAAACGAAGTCCTCAAGTGCAAGTGCAAAGATCGAAAAGCCTGCTGTCACTAAAGAGCATCTTGATGCTCTATTCACAGGCGAAGAACTTAGCGAAGACTTTAAGGAAAAGGCTTCTACTATCTTTGAAGCAGCCATCAATGAGAAGGCAACTGAAGTTGAAGCAGAGCTTCATGAGCAGTTTGAAGCCAGTATGTCCGAAGCTGTTGAAACACTTCAGAAGGAAGTCACCGAACGCTTAGACGACTATCTTGGATATGTTGTCGAAGAATGGATGAAGGAAAATGAACTCGCAGTCGAGTCGGGAATTAGAACCGAAGTTGCTGAAAGTTTCATTCACGGACTCCGAGAACTGTTTGAAAGTGCATACATCGATGTACCCGAAGAACAGTATGATCTAGTTGATGGTTTATCCACTGAAGTCGAAGAACTTCGCGGAAAGCTAGACGAAGCCATCAATGAAAACATCGAGACTTCTAAAGACAAAGCAAACGCAGAATGCGCCCTCGTTTTCGAAGAAGAAACCGAAGGTATGCTTGAAACTGATGTTGATCGTCTCAGAACGCTCGCTGAAGGTCTTGAATTTGATTCAGTCGAACAGTTCAAGGAAAAGCTAAACATTCTCAAAGAATCATACAGCGAAACCACTAATGTAATTAGTGAAGAAACTGATGTCACTACTCCGGATCAGGACATGGAAAAAAGCACAAGTCCTGCCATGGAAGCGTATACACGCGCACTAAGAAACCCCCTAACAAAGTAAAAAAAGTAAGACATTTCTTACAAGGAGAAATAAACAATGGACTCTAACTTAGGTTCAACCGAAATGCTTCAAGAAAAGTGGGCGCCCGTGCTAAATCACGCCGATATGGCTCCCATTACTGACAACTATCGTAAATCTGTTACCGCAATCATCCTTGAGAACCAAGAAAAGGCTCTCAGAGAAGAACGTGGTATGCTCAACGAAACCGGCAGTGTCGTCGGTGGTGGTATGTCACCCGTTATTGGTGGAGAAGGCAGCGTTGCTGGTTTCGACCCAATTCTAATCTCACTCGTTCGTCGTTCTATGCCAAACTTAATGGCTTATGATGTCTGTGGTGTTCAGCCAATGACTGGACCTACTGGACTTATCTTTGCCATGCGTGCTAGATACGACAAGCAGGCTGGAACTGAGGCTCTCTTCAACGAGGCTCTCAACGCTGCTGGTGGTGTGACCACTGCATTCGCTAACATTGGTGACTTGGTGGGATCAAACTCCGAAGTCGAACAGGCCAACCCAATCGCAGGACTCGATCCATTCGCAACTTCAACCGCCGAAGCTCTCACGGGCGCAGCTTTCCCAGAAATGGCGTTCAGCATTGAGCGTACTGCTGTCGAAGCTAAGACTCGCGCCCTCAAGGCAGAGTACACGACTGAGCTTGCTCAGGATCTTAAGGCTGTTCATGGACTCGACGCAGAAGCAGAACTCGCAAACATTCTTTCGAGTGAAATTCTTGCTGAAATCAACCGTGAAGTCATGCGTACTATCTACCGTGGTGCTAAACTTGGTGCCCAGCAGATTGATCTTACTGCAAGAGCAGTAGGAACCACTTCAGACCACGGAGCAATCGCTGGTGGTGTTAGTGGTGGTACTGGTGCTGATGCATTCGGTAATGCGTTCGGTAGAGGAATTGGTGGTGTCTACGACATCCAAACCGACTCTGACGGACGTTGGAGTGCTGAACGCTTCCGTGGACTCATGTTCCAGATTGAGCGTGAATGCAACACCATCGCTAAGGATACTCGTCGTGGTAAGGGTAACTTCATCATCTGCTCGTCGGATGTTGCTTCTGCCCTCGCAATGGGTGGATTCCTTAACATCTCACCTGCTCTTAACCAGAGCCTAAATGTTGACGACACTGGCAACACTTTTGCTGGTACACTCAACGGTAAGATCAAGGTTTACATTGATCCTTACGCTGGACCTGGAACCGCTCACACCGCTGCTGCTGACGCTGGACGAAACTTCGTCTGTGTTGGTTACAAGGGAACAAGCGCATATGATGCTGGACTATTCTACTGCCCATACGTTCCACTCCAGATGGTACGTGCGGTTGGTGAAAACAACTTCCAGCCCAAGATCGGGTTCAAGACTCGATACGGATTGGTCAACAACCCATTCGTCAGTAGCGAAGGAAATCAGGATCCAACCAATTCTGCTGCCTTCCGTAAGAACCAGTACTACAGAATCTTCCGTGTTGATAACCTTCACGGTAATGGCTCAAACTGAGTCTAAAGTAGTCATACGATTTGAAATTGGGTGGGGTCTTAATGACCCCACCCTTTTTTATTACATACATATTCTAGGAGCTTGATATGTCCGATCAATACATCAGTGGTTTATCTCAATTAAAAACGAATAGACTAGATCAACAACCAACAAATACAAACCCATTAACGGTAACTGAATTTAAGTTTACCATGCAACGGATTCCTACCGTTACATATTTCTGTCAGTCTGCCAA